GTAGTCCAGCATTTATCCAAAGTTGCTCATCTGGTATCACTATATCTAAATCACCAATAGTACCACTTAATCCAAATGCGTCTCTTAATTTAGGGTACAAATATAATCTAGCTGACCCAGCAATGAAGTACGATTTATTATTGGGTACTATACCAAATTTTTTAAAAATTAATTCATCAGCTCTACTTAATAATGTATTTAAACCACTAGTGTCAACTTCATTTACTAAATCCTCACTTACGTTTTTCCAAAATTCTTTTAAAAAAAATTCGTTTATATAAATCTCACTTAATCTCATATTCTTTTAATCTATCAATTACTTCTTTATTATATTGACATTCAATTGTCAATTTTTTAAATGATAGAAACATACTTAATGGTCTTGGTCCATTTAGAAATAAGAAATTATAAGCTGACCATTCACTAGTCACATAATAACTTTTTCTATTTTCCATTATATCCAATAAACACATTGGGTGTTTATTGACATATTTCCAATCATATTTGTAACAAAGTTTAGATAAATTTTTCATAAATAATCTAAACTCAATAATTCTAGTGATTAATGTTACTAGAACAAACCCTAAAAGTGTAATTGCTATCATATTATAAATATTTAAACTTTATCAAATATAATAACTATTTTTGTACTATCCAAATTTATTTGATTATTTTTTTGATTATTTAAACCATAAGCATCACATGATGTTTTTGTTGTTGCACAAGATGCTAGTATTATCGCTAGTAATATTAATTTTTTCATATTAATAAATATACACTAAAAATAAAAATGGTCAACAAGCTGTTGACCATATGGTACCTCTGAGGGGACTCGAACCCCTAAAAACCCAGATTCTAAATCTGGTAGCTGTGCCAATTTACATAAGTCACAGAGGCATATTTTGTACTCCAAGAGGGGCTCGAACCCTCACGCCCTACGGGCAAGGGATTTTAAGTCCCTCGTGTCTACCAATTCCACCATCGGAGCATTTTGCACTTCCTACCCATCCATATCGTATAGTGCTAACCGCTAGTACACCCTGTAGGATTCGAACCTACGACCCTTCGGATGTAAACCGAATGCTCTAACCAACTGAGCTAAAGGTGCATGTGGTAGGTTTAACCCACCTTTATAAATGTTTCATTCTTTATGGATTTACTAATCCATCTGTTAAGCTCGGAGCCTCTCATTTCACTGTAGAAAGTAGTTGTTCCAAGGTCTTCAGACAATGTTGTAAATACATCTGACTCCTTAACTTCTGCACCAACTTCTAAAGTTGATACATGATATCTAACCTTTACATCAACTGTTGAAATTGGAAACTCGTATATATCACCAAACACTTCAATGTTGTAATACAAGTTACCAGCAATATAGTGACTAAACTTAGCCATTGCTTTTGACTTAAATAAGTCTTTTTTTATTTCAGTTTCATTAAACATAACCATTTTTTTTTCTTCGTTTAAATAGTAACTTTATAGTGTTTAAACTAATCTTATTATTTTTATTAACCCTTAAATGTCTAAAATTTTCATATGACCCTTTATATGTTCCCGTTAATACTACTTTCCCCTCATTATCTTTTCTTTCCATAATCTATCTTTTTGAGCTGGGAGAGGGATTTGAACCCCCGTATGTGGATTTGCAATCCACTGCCTAAAGCCACTCGACCATCCCAGCATTAAACAAAAAACCCGAAGTGACTAATCGCTTCGGGTTGTGAATATTGTTTATTTATTATTAAACTATCAACACAGCCCGAAACTGACTACCACTAAAAGTAGACATAAGTTAAGTACCAAAATGTTGTTAATCGTTTTCATCGTATTAATTTTTTAATCGTTTTAATTAAATATATGCAAATATACTAAAAGTTTTTTAATTTGTCAAGTTTTTATGTAAAAATATTTTATTTATTTACAATTTAACCAAATTTGATTATAATTTATCCAATGGATAAGGTATATTTACTAGCAAATGAAGAATGGTCACAATTTAAAATTGGTGTCACAAAAAATGTAACTAATAAACGAAAAAGTGATTTACAAACTGGTAATGGTTCTGAAATAATTATAGTTAATACCTTTGAAACTAGATTTTCAAACAAAGTTGAGAAGTGGTTACATAGAAAATACAATTCAAAGCGATTAGTTGGTGAATGGTTTGCGCTTAATGACAATGATATTACTAATTTCATATCTGATTGTCAAAAAGCGCATGATACATTTCAATGTTTAATCGATAGTGGGAATCCTTTTATATAAGGTAGTACTATCTTCTAAATTATAGAATTCTCGTCTGATATGAATTAATAACCCATCTACTAATCTTGAATCAACCTTTTTAGGTAAATCTGAATTATCAAATATACTATCCATTTCTTCAATAGCCTGGTCGGCCATTGCTATTAAATTTTCCAAATCAACTTCACCACGTCTAATTGCAAGTAACTCTTGAGCATCTTCTCTACGAACATTAATACCTTCACCTCTACCAATCTCTTGGGCCATTCTAATAAGTCGAATACAATGCATCATATTCTTACCATCGATGCGTTGACCATGTTCTTGCGTTTCAACATAGCGAGTCTCATTACGGTTTTCCAACCATTCTTGATATTCTCTATAGTCTTTGCAGTGCATAGTGTAACCATCTTTGTTATAGATGATATTACAAATAGGTGTTTCACCTTTTGGTATGCTTGAGAGACGTAGTTGGTTGGATTCAGCAGCGTTTGCACCTTCATCAGTTTTAACAAGACCTTTGTAACCTAACGCATAAGGTTCGGAATAATACTTTTTACCTTCTTCTCTATCTTCTTCAGATAAGTTTTCAGAAAAACAAGCTTGAGCAACTTCATCATGATAAACTGCATATACATCTCTAGCATTTGGAACATTTACAACGCCGCAAAATTTGTTCTCATACTTAATATATTCTTGACTATATTTAGGTTTATCCATGCACCATATTTTCCATGGTATAGACTTTTCACCCTCAATAACGTATACGAAATCCAAAACATCTTTACGAGTTACTTTGTCTTTCTCCCAGTTTTGTTTCTTATCAAGACCTTTAGCTTTCTTAATTTGTTGTCTAGCATAACCACCGAATGAATCCTTACAAATCTGTGTAATAAACTCATCCTTGTGTGCAATTATATCATCAAACAATGGATGTTTAGATACAATACAATCTTCAGGGCTATTAAGTAATTCTAAAACAGTTGGGTTATTGCTACCCATTAGTTCCAAGAAACGTCTAATTTCCCACCCAACGTAATCTTTATTTACGTTTATTTGTTCAACATAACCAGTACCTAAAATACAATCATGCGGTAGGATATATACAAATTTTTTGTCTATATCAGATGTTGGTGTCTGCGTTCCATACGCTTGTGACCCAACTATTGTTTCAAATAGGATTAACCCATTTTCAACTAAAAATTCATGTGTTATTTGTTTCATAATTTTTGTTTCTTTTTTTCAAACCACTCTTCTATCGTGTAAACATTATGTTCTATTTCTATTTCAAGTTCTGATAAATCATAAAAACTCCAACCAAACAAAACAAAGGTGTCGTCTGTGTTTTTTGATTTTTTAATTAAATCAAAAACATAACATTGAAAAGCAATCTTACTTTCGTATTCAACAGCAAAAACCTCAGTTCCGTTAGATTCATATGGAATAGACCAATTATGTTCAAATATTAACTTTTCCATTCTTTTTTAAGCCAACTTTGTTACTTTAACTTCTATATTTTCAAAATGTTTTGCATCTTCAAGCATTTTTTCAATCATCTTTTTAAGTGTATCAGGGTCAAAGGCTGTCCATGGACTCACCATTTCAATTTCTAGTTTATATACTGTTGCCATTTAATTTACTTTTTTACAAATATACTAATAATTCTTTAATATACCAAAAAATTTGCAAATATAATATAAAAAAAATCAAAATAAATAGTATTTAGTATAATTAAAAAGTATTTATTATAAAACGATTAATTATGAAATGGTATCAAAAAATTGGAGCTTGGTTTAGAGGTTTATTTAACGATGAGAAGGGTAATCCTTCATCAAAAAGATTTGTGGGTATAATCTGTGGATTGACTCTTTGTATTACATTGTATGTTAACCAATACACACATGGTGACATCAAACCATCTGATAAATTAGTTGATTCGGTAGCATTATTAGCTTTTGGTTGTTTAGGGTTAGCTTCAGTTGATAAAATCTGGGGTAAAAAAGACAATAATAATACTGAAGAAAATAATTAATTTTTTTCTGAAGCGTATTTAACACCCATTATCGTTCCGACAATGCTGAATGCGTTGGTTAATAATATACCAACGATATTACTCCATGTTGACCCTATAATTGCGGTGTCTTTATCCATATATAAAGAAATGATAAAGACACCTGTAGTTACAACACCTACACTAATAATTACCCATAGTGCAACTTTGACTATTGACCCGATAAGCTCAAATTGGGATTTCTTTTGTAATAATTCCAAATCACCTTCTGCTGAAGCTCTAGCGTTTTCAGCTTCAAGTCTGGCTTTTTCAGCTTCTTCTCTTGATTTCTCAGCTTCTATTTTTAAAACTTCGGCTTCAATTCTCGCTTTTTCAGCTTCATCTTTAGCTAATTCATTTTCTTCCAAAGTATTCATTAATTCTTCCTGAATTCTAATGTTTTCTTCCTTCCAAGTAATTAACTCATTATTCTGTGATTGAATTTGTTTTGTGATTTCCAATCTTTTTCTTCTGGTTGTTGTGTCTTTTTCAGCACAATCTTTGATATACTGTTTAAATTCTTCGTCATCACCAGTATCAATAACTTTAAGGATATTACCCTCAAGTGATACCCTTTTAGTTTTTTGTAATTCAATTAATATCTTTTTGGTGTTTTCGTCAAGTTTAATCATTTGTATACTTTAAACGGGTTTGTTCTGTTTTTATAACCATCATAATCTTTTCTAAATTCTTCCAATCTAGGTTCTATGTCATCTGATTTAATAATCCAAAATTGTGCACCAGCTTGTAATGCTTTTGATTGTTCTTCAGATTCGTTAGATGATGATATAATACCAATTACCACATTATTACCATATTCAAAATTAATTTTTCTAATTAACTCAATACCATCAAAAGAACTACCAATGATATTTAAATCGACAAACACACATTCAGGTTTGTCATTATTATCTCCACCTTGGAACCATTTTTGGAATAGTTTTGCCGCTTCGTCAGAACTATTTAATGAGTTTAAAGATAAGCTTATGTCAAGCAATGAACAAGCATCTTCAAATACTAAATGGAATAAATCCTCATCATCTACCAATAAAATTGAATCAATCATTTTTTTTCTTTTTTTATTTTATTTTTATTTTCATTAATGTTCCTGTTTCATTTTTTTCACAGGTAATTATAAAATTGTGCTCTTCTAAAATAGCGACACATATATTTAATCCTAAACCAGTTCCAGCTTCTTTCTGACCATCTTTTCTTGTGTATGGTTTACATAAATAATCAAAATCATCTTGTGTTATACCCCTACCATTATCTTGTATATAAACAGTATCTACATCAAAACAAATTTTAACAAATTTTGTATCAGAATCATTATACTTTAATCCGTTTCTGATTAGGTTGTCAACCGCAGTACAAAATAGTGCTTCATTTACTTCGACTGTTGGTAAATCATCAATAACAACTTGGCTGCTATATGCTGTTGATGATAAATAGTCTTGTAAAATACTTTTTAAATCACATTCTTCTTTATTTAAAACAACATCTTTTTTTACAAGATTAGTAAATTCGTAAACACCTTTATATACTTTTTGAGTGTGTTTTAACCCTTCTTTAATCATTCTAATAGGGGCCTCAATTTTTAATGATGTTATATCTTCGGGTTTTAATCTTCTTTCTAAAGAACTTAATCCTCTTGGCATATATGTATTAATACCTGAATGCATATCGTGTCTTAATATCTTTGCTGCGTGTTCTAAATAGGTATTTTTCTTTTCAATCTCTTTCTTTTGTTCGTAAGAATTGGTAATATCTGTTGCGATTTTCATAACACGATAAATTTTACCATCTACACCAATAATAGGGTTGTAAGTTGCTTGTAAATAAACTAAAGACCCATCTTTTTTTACTCTAGTAATTTCACCTGTAAATAATATACCTTCATTTAATTTTTTCCAAAAAAGAGAATACTCCTCACTTTTTGCATGCTCATCATCTATAAATATCCTATGGTGTTTTCCAACTATTTCATCTTGTGATGAATACCCCATAGTTTCCGTAAACAACTCATTCGCAAAAATAATGTTACCTTCTAAATCAAACTCAATAACTGCGTTAGATTTATTTATTGCATTCATTCTATTGCGAATTTCTACTTCCTTTTTTTTAAGCTCTGTAACATCTTGTCTTATCGATGTGAATCCATCTAATTTTCCATTAACATCGAAAAGTGCCCTAATAAAAGTATCAACATAATATAACTCACCTAACTTTGTCTTATTTGTAACAACGTCATTCCATATTTCACCTTTCATCACCGTTTCGTACATCTTACCCCAATATCCGTCAGGTTGCAATCCAGAATTAACAATCATGTGGTCCTTACCAATTACTTCGTCTAAAGACCAACCAGAAACATCTTCAAATTTTTTATTAACATATATAATTTTACCTTTTTTATCAGCAGTGGATATAATCGATGAAGCATCAATAAATTTCTCCATTTCTACTATTTTTTTGTTTAGGTCATTTGTTTCTTTTATTGAATAGGAAAAAGAATATATCGATGATAATAATTCAGCAAAATTAACTTCAATTCCATTCCATCCCCTACTTGTTAAACTTTCAATACATATAACACCTATCATTTTATTTTTATGCATAATTGGAACATCTAACATTGATTTAATACCTAATGGTTTTAAATATGTTTCGGTAAAACATGATGTTGCTGGGTGTGTTTCAGCATCATTAGCAATAATGATTGGGTTTTCTTTTAGTGCATCAAAATATGATTTAAAATCTTTTTCAAATAGTTCTATATTTTGATAAAACTCATCTTCAGATTTAATATATAATTGTTGACAAATAATTGATTTTTCTTCTGGACCATATAACCAAATTGATGCTCTATCAGCATCAATCGATTCTACCACTTGTTTTGTTAATATTTTTGCGCCCTCTTCTATTTTACCCTCTTGGAATAGTGGGTTTCTTGATTGTGAAATTAATGTTTTGGTTAAAATATTAAATTTTTCTATCTGATTATGCATTTAAAAACAATTTCAAAACTTTGTTATAACAAAAAATGTGAGCATTTATGTTTAATTATAAATAGTCCACATTAATTCAAATGTTAATAAATTTTAATATTTATTTTATAAAGCCATCTTTATATAAAGTATGTAAATAAATTGAGTGCTCTACACACATTTCTTTAGCTTTCATAACACCAATTTCAAAATCATCTGTTGTATAATCAACAGCTCTACCAATCGACATATGTAACCCAAAAAAAGGTTTACCTAAACCTAATTCTGAACGTATCATTTGTAATTCTTCTCTATCCTCATGTGGTATATTAAACCACCAGTGATAATCACTATTTGGTTCAGAAGAATCAGTTTTTGGTGATAGGTCTATTATAACCTCAATTTTTTTACCATTCCATTTAGTTTTTATTTCTTCCCATTTACCATTCATATCTGAAGCTCTATCATTTATGAATGTTATATGAGCACCCCTTAATGGTTTATGTAACTTTAAATTATATCGCTTCTTAAGAAACCACATATAGTATTCACAAACATCACCAGGAATAACAACCATAGCTACTTTCTTCCAAGAAGATTGTTTACTATGTTTTAAAGTTTTATCTTCTGGGTCAAAAACTATTCTACCAGTTAACTTAACAATATTAGTTTGCCAATTTGAATTTTGGTAAGAATTCTCTAAGGAATGCATTTTTTGGTCCACCGATTTTTTCAACCCATTTTTCATAATTAATTGCGTTTCTTTGTTCTAATTCTTCTATTTTTTTCTCACTAGGTCTAGTTCTAGAATATGGTAACACTTCTTTCTCAAAGTTTGGGTAAGTTTCTTTATTAAACACTCTCTCATCAACCAAGAACACAACAGCTGTTAATGTGTCATTTAAATCTGGTTCATAAAATTCTGAAAATAACACACCATTCTCATATAACGTATCTCTACTTTTTTGTAAGGAACCATACCATCTATCATCCTTTGAATTATTTGTTGTTCCACCATTTAATATAATAAATGTCTTATCTTGTTTTCTCCATTTATTAAACCCAATCTGATTTGATTTTAACAATGCTTCACCAAAGTTAATACTACGACAAATATGTTTACCATCAAACATCAAATTATTATATTCTTGAACAGCATGTCCGTATTGAATAGCTGATTGTATAGAACTAATATTATATGGCACTAATCCATAAAGACGATATTCTAAATAAGCTTCACCTTTTCTAGGTTGTGAATTTGGTTTAACGGTACATTTAGATATCCATTCCAAAAATTCATCCCTACCAACAAAATACATTTCAAAAAAATGTCTTTCTTTTGACCCATACCATTCCTCTGGCCACTCATTTAAATCAAGTGGTCTTATGTTATATTCAACACACCATTCATATGGTGTTTTAGTTTCTTCTTCTATTTTCATATAAAATTTTAATTATCAAAGCCAACCCAATTGTTGCCAATATTATTAGTAAATAATAAAGTAATTTAAGTGTTATAACCACACATATAAAACTTAAAATTATTAGTAATCCCCAGTAAAATCCTTTTTTTAATTTATCAAACATATCTTTTTATTTTCTTCCAAAATCAGCTGGAATTTCACCCCATTCTTTAGTCAACCATTTATTAATTTTAATATCTTTAGGTTTTAAGAATTTACAAGCTTTATCCATCCTCTCAATTATATCACCTGAAGCAGATGATTTATGTTTTTTATCTCTAACCCAAGCAATAGCTGTTACACTATCTGACCAAATATTGGGTTCGATACCTTTCTTTTCACAATAATGTATTGCATGACATATTGCCAAAAATTCAGCAACATTGTTGGTTCCAGGTCCCAAATGTTCTTCAAATATGATTTGACCCGTTTCCAAGTCAACACCACGATAAAAACATGGGCCTGGATTACCTACAGTACCACCGTCAACACATATACCACTTGTTGGTTTAGAATTGTCTTGTGTCATCTACAAATAAATTAGGGTTAGCTTCAATCCAATCTATAATTGGTTTTTGAAACATCGCTCGAAAACCATGCATGTATAATACATCAGCAACAATGTGGAATTCTTCACCCATTGTGAATGTTAGTGGTTGTGGAACACCATTAAGTGTTACTTCCATAGCTTTCTTTAATCTGAAAACTTTATTCGAATATTTTACTCTGCTCATAATCCTACTAATTCATTTAATTTTATTAAAAACATTTCTCTCGTTTTAGTTGAAATGTATTTATTTATTTCTTTGGGTTCAAGATTATTCTCAATCATGGTATCCATTTCTTCTTTGATAACATCATTTACAACCCATCTAATTACGTCACCCATTTTCTTAACATCTAATGGTTCTTCATTAGGGAATACGTTTTCGATTGCTTGGTTAACACGACTTTCGGTAACCGAATATTCTACAAACTCTTTAATTGAGTTTAATTTTTCAACATCAACAGTTGCTAAGGTTTTAACTTTAGAGGAGCTATGTAATTCGCCCTTCACCTTGAACCTATGTACTACATCTTGATACTCACAAGACCAAACGATACCTTCACCAATCATACCAATTTCAAAATTTACATCTTCATTTAATTCAGAAACTACTTTATCTTCATTTCCAAATTCTTTTAATTTAATAGTATATCCCATTTTTTTACTTATCTAAACATTTTACTTTCCAACCATTAGTTGACTTATTTTTACTTTTTATTTTAAATTTAATAACCCCATCGATAATATTTTCTTTTCTAGGGTATTGCAAACAATTATCATTGAAAAACGCCCTAAAATTAAACGTTTTATATTCATTACCATCCAAATCAGTTATCACCCATCTTTTAGATGTTGTATTACCAAACTCACCGTTTTTTAACCTAATATCATCTTTATGTATTCTATGAAATTTACCTTCCCAATCTTTAGCTGTAATATAACCAATTCTCATTTCAGATAATTTATTTTTTAATTCGTCACTATGTTTTTTATCTTTATTATGGTGTTTATAGTTATTTTTACCACGTTTAAATTCTTCTTTAGTTATTGTTATTTTTTTACCAGTTTCTATTTCAATAACCGAAACAAAACCAATCGTATGACCAGAAAGATTTATATCGGAATCAAAAACTTTTTTAGACACCCTAACTTTTTTATTAGTTAACACATTAATAGCAACAACTTCATTAGTTTTACCATACATTGGATTATTTTTACCACACATAGGTGTTAATTTATGAAGTTTACCTTTTTCATGAGTTTCTTTAGCTATTTTTGATAACATTATTTTATGTTCATCTGTTATAGCCATACCAAAAAAACCATTTTTACTAGCTAAAGATTCATTTATATATTCATTTGACTTAACAACATTTTGCTCTTTTTGAATTCTTAACTCTTCTGATAAAGCATCTTGTCTAGTTTCATGATAACTTAATATTTCTGAGTTAAAAAGTTCTTTATTATTTTTAATCTCTAACTCAAATATAGTTTTCCATTTTTTAGATTTGACACTACCTAAATAACCATTATTAATTTTTTCTATACTAGTAGAACCAATATAATATTTTGGTAATTTATCACCGCTATACGTAACCAAGTAAACAACATATTTTCCCATAATTAAAGTATTTATTAATAAATATCTAGGTATTGTATGGAAAGACAAACTAATTTAAAGAAAATTTAATAAAATTAACACCATTAGGGTTTTTAATACGTTTTTCTTTAAAAACAGGTTTTAATTTATCTTTAATTGGGTTGGTGAAATTAGGTAATGATTCATTTTCAAACCAAATATTTCCATTTTCGTCCTCATACGCTGTATTATTTTCCAAAACAGAGAAACCAAATGCTTTCGCTACAGGACATTCTTCCTCAACCGCAATAGTCAACTCGGATAATTGATTTTGAATCAACTGAGGCATGTTAAAATCGATATCAATTGAATACGTTTCATAATCATCGATATTGTAAATTTTAACCTCTGGTGCTCTCAAGTACGTTGAATCAACCCAGTAAGCTGGATTAGCTTTTAATTCTTCTTCAGTTTCAGTATGTGGTGTAATTTTAACACCAAATATGAAGAATGATTTAGGTAAGTTGGAAATACCAACACCTTTTTGAATATTACCACCAGCCCATTCACCATAAATACTAATAGTGTTATTGTTTCTATTAATATTTTCTTTTTCGGCAACATGTAACATTAAACCATAAAAAATATCCTTATTTGATTCCACAAAGAATGCAAATCCAGCGTTATCTTTTTCTGGTGTGATGATATTCTCACGAGATTGTGCCCACAAATCATCTTGACTATTATAAGAAACACCAGCATTAGTACCATGTAATTTTATAGTACCTTTAAAGGTTAATACTGGTTTAGGTAAATTTGGGTCATAAATTGCCTCACCATTTTCATCTAAACCAACAAAATTGTATCGTCTATTAACATTAGAAACAACAGTTCTAAATTGCTCAATAGACGGAAATTTAATCATTTTTTTCATATTTTTAAAATTAATTTAAACCTTTTGCCATATTTTCAATTGCCATTATTGATTCCAAAGAATCGCACGTATCTTTATCGTCACGTAGTTGTTTGAACACTGGGTGTAGCAACGCATAGTTACCATTTGAGTCATGTGATAATCCAGAACATTTAACTTCAATAATTGTCCCCATCAAAGATTCTTGGTTTTCTGTGATATGTTGCATCAAGCTCTCATTCATACCAGTTGGTCTCGTAAATAATTTACCATCAGCTGATTCAGCATTTACAGATGAGATTACATGCTCATTTTTACCTGTTCCATAGTTAAAACCAACAATACGTAAATCAACATCCATTTCCAACTTCATTTTTATTTGCCAATTTGGTTTACCATCTTTCCATGTACCCTTTATATCTTTAAGAATAGTACCCTCTTGACCAGTAGCTAGTATATCTTGGAAATGTGACATAGCTTCATCATATGTGTAAACCATAACCGCATCAACTATTGAAACCATAGATAACCCTTTAGTGTTAATTAAAATACCAGCTTTATTAGCTCGGTTCAAATAAGGTACATCTGATTTTTTATCGAAATATTCATCAACAGTAATTGTATCCCAAATAGTGTATCTAATTGAGTTCAAAGCTGTTTCAAAGTTACCATGTTTTTCCTCAAAAGCTGCTAATTTTTTACCATTTTCAACTTCTGTTCTAGAATCTCTCTTACCACAAATATCAATAAGCGATGCAATGATACCATTAGATTCATAACGAGATACATTATCAATAGTTAACTCACCATTAAATACACAATCATCCAAAGATGATAATTCATCGATAAATTTAGCTCCAGTAACAATTGTTGGTTCGCCTTGACGACTTTCTAATTCAACTTCACCACCACGAATGATTGCATTACAATAACGACCATCCATTTTAATTTGTGACACACCAACACCACCATTTTCGAATATTTTACGAGCTTTCTTTTCATCAAAAGATACTGCACCCATATAAGGTGTATCTTCAATAAGTCCCTTGATTACTTTATTCATGTTTGAAGTACCCATACCGATTTTACAATCTTTCTCAATAATTCGTTCGATGATATAAGCATTGTCAGAATCCACACTAGCCAACAAATCACGCAAGAAGTTAAGTGCATCACCACCAGTTACATGTCTATCAATTATGTGTTGTAACTCACTAACTGCAAAATCTAATGAATTATTTTGGTTAGCATTCCTAGTATATGTTGGGAGTTGTTTAATATAAAACTTAATTCGTTTTGAATTAGCCAAATATAATACACGTTTCAATAATTCGTTGTCAGCGTATTTTCCTAAAATAACCATCTTTTGGTTAGTGCTACTCTCAGCAGTGATTTCATCAAAAATTTGTTTAATATTCATAGCTTATTTTTTTACTGGTGGGTGATACATTTCTCTCATTTTTCTAATTATGAGAATGACATAAGCATCATGTTCAGGTGAATTAATAGATGAATATAATGATTCTTTAATTTGAGTCCAATTATCATCATCCTCGTCTATAATTTCCATTTTAGCCTTTTCTTCAGCAGCTTTTCTAATTGCTTCAGTACCTTCTCTCATAGCAGCTTCAGCTCTTTCATTTTTCCAATCTTCACTCATAATTATACAGTTTCTAATTTATTAATACCTAATAAAGTATCTAAGTGGTCCCACATAGCTTTACCATCTTTCGGTGTATTCAAATATAACGCACCTTTAAATTCTTGATATTCTTTAAGATACATATCTACTTTACCACCATGTTGAATATTTGCAATTCTATCACCCAACTTAAGAATAATAGCATCTGGGTTACTAGCTGTTTTAGGTAATGTTTTTTCTTTTTTCTCTTTTCTATTTCTACCGATTTCATCAGTAACACAATAAACCATTTCAGCTACATCAACACCGAAATGCGTTTTAATATCATTATAGGATATACCATCATCCTCAATACTATCATGTAGATAGCCAGCAACAATGTATTTACCAGAAAACCCAAATCTTTTTAACACATCAACAACATCGTCTAAGTGCTTCTCGTATGGGAAAATTTCATCATATGACTGATTTGAATGTGCTTTAACTGCCACCATTCTCGCTTCTCTGTAAGTTTTCTCTGTATAGTTCATATTTAATAATTTGTTTGCATTTTATGAATAATTAATTCACCTTCTTTATCATTTCTAACATCTAATTTTAGATAAGGTCTGTCAAATTGTAAATCATGGTCATATTCATCAATAACATTTGTATAAAAATCATCATGACCCATAAGTATTGGTCTACGTCTTCCTTTACCTAAAACACCTTTTTTAGTTAGAAATAAGTTTTCTTCAATAAGAGCTGGTAATCTATCTTCTAGATTAAGGATATCATTAGCAAATGCTGTCCTTAGATTTATGAATTCTTCTTCGGTTGGTGCGCCTTCATGTAGTTCACCCTTTCCACCACTCGTTCTATGATTATCCACATAATTTTCTCTATTATATGGAATGTTATTAACTTCATTCACTAAAGCCTCTAAATCATATCTTACTGTTATCCCTAATACATTAATTGTTTTCATATTACAAATATACGAATAATATTTCAATTTCACAAATAAAATAATAAAAAAATAAAATATTTTATTTTTTATTAAACTCAACAATATTTATTAGTAAACCTATCAAAACGTGAGTGTAAAATATATAATTAACAACGCAGAAGAAGTACTAATCAGTCAAACAATAAACGGAAGTTTATCTGTAACAGATGACATAACTGGTCAAACTATTTATTCAGAATACTTTATTGGTGATGGTTCTCAATTGGGTGGAGTAGTTGGTTTAACTTATACTGATATGGGTTTTACCATAACATCACCAGCGCCATCAACTATAAATCAAAATGTAGTTTTACCTTATAATTCAACAGTAACATACCCAACACCATTAACTATTGGTAGTGGTTTTAGTGTAGTGGTTTCAAGTGGAACTACTTTAACAATAATTTAAAATTTAAAATTAAAAAAAAATGAGTCAAATAAACGTAGACATTATCACACCAAATGTGACAACAAATTTAACATTAACAGCTCCTGTTCAACAGGGGAACACAACCGCTAGTGGTTCTGATTCATCATCATGGGGTAAAAGTACAGCCGCAATCGGAGATTCCTCTCATGCTGAGGGTAGTCAAACAACCGCAACTGGTGATGCATCACACGCTGAAGGTTATTTATCAACAGCTATTAGTAATTATTCACATGCTGAAGGTAGAGCTACAACCGCTAGTGGTGATAATGGTTCACATGCCGAAGGTTATTTATCAACAGCTAGTGGTTCTGCATCACATGCTGAGGGTAGAGCTACAACTGCTAGTAGTTTGAATTCGCATGCTGAAGGTTATTTATCAATAGCTAGTGGTAACACATCACATGCTGAAGGTAGTAGTACAAGAGCTGGTGGTGAGGCATCACATGCTGAAGGTAAAGGTGCAACTGCTAATGGTGGTAGTTCACATGCTGAAGGATTTGTTACAAGAGCACTTGGTGAAGCATCACATGCTGAAGGTAGATTAACATACGCTGGTGGTGATAATTCACATGCTGAAGGTGATACGACATATGCTATTTTTGCTAACTCACACGCTGAAGGTTATGCTACAACTGCTGAAGGTGAGGCATCACATGCTGAAGGATATGAAACAATAGCTAGTGGTTATGCTTCACACGCTGAAGGTAGTAGAGCAATAGCAAGTGGTGCTAATTCACATGCTGAAGGTAATGGTAGTGATGCTATTGGTATTGCGTCACACGCTGAAGGTCAACAAACAACAGCTAGTGGTGACTATTCACATAGTGAGGGTAATTTAACAATAGCTAGTGGTAGTTTTTCACATGCTGGTGGTACAAATTCAACTGCTAGTGGTCTTTCATCATTTGTACATTCATATAGTTCAACAGTTAGTGGTGCTAGAAGTGCAATTATCGGTGGTGCTGGTATTATTGGTACAGCGGATGATACAGTTTATGTTCCAAGTCTTGAAACTAACGGGGTTGGTGAAGGCGTAATAATGAAAAGTCCAAATGGAACTAGATATAAAGTAACTGTTAGTGATGCTGGTGTATTAACTGTAGTTGCAGCTTAAACTTAATAAAAATAAATTAATAAAAACCACAGATATCTGTGGTTTTTTTTGTTTAATACTTTTTATTCTTTATATCTAAGTTTATTGAGTAAAATTGTTGTTGATGATTTATGTACCATACTTTCACCACCACGTAAACTTACCACTTTTTCACCATCAGTGATAAACATCATTTGACCTTCTAACCCTTTAGTAGTTTTAACCAAAGTATCTCGATTACCAGTCATAAGGGTTAACTTATGTTTCTGTATTAGCTCAGCTAATTCTGTATAAAATTCTTTTGTCATAATTATAACATTTTATATAACGACTTATCATCGTAGTTTAACATATATTCATTTACTGATGGTATTTTACCATCAACTAATCCAAAGCACATTCCTGTGAAAGGTTTTAAATCATATTTATCACATAACTCAAATACCTTAGCAGCATATCTCTTTTTTTCAGATGCTATTATACTCGTAGGTTTATGTAACTTTAATTCTTCCCACAAAAACTTTAATCTATTAACCAAATCATCATAACCTTCTTTTAATCTCAATAATTCATCTTTTCTATCTGGGAAAGTTGAAATGAATTCTTCAATTTCATTGGTTTTAACAATCACCATAATATTGTGTTCAGCAGTTTTACCTTTTAAGTGGTGAACGGCCAGGTAGGCTGGATTTTTGATTTTAACTCTATTGTCATCAGCATCTCTAACCACATAGCCTTCTTCAGACCATGGCATGTTTTCAAATGTCTTGATTAATGTACCAGCATTCTTAGCATTTAAATCATAAGATTTAACCAATGGTATTCCTAATGATACCGAAACCATAAATAAATCATTGTATGGTATTTCTTTTAATGTTAATCTATTTCTAACAGCCAATAATTTAGATGATGATTCACCATGTGGTGTTACAACAATATTATATGGTGTTGTTAATTCAAAAACATATACATGGTCCTTATCTAATAGGCAAGTGTTAAATGAATACTTTGAAATAACTGTATCCCAAAATAATTCATTAAATGTAGTACCATATTTATTATTCACTTCACCTTCACCCTCAGCAGTACCTGTAGTTGCTGCAAACCAAATTTCTTTATGCCAATCCCAATAAACTTGAATCATTGTACCATCTTCTTTATTAAGAACATGTGCAGTATCCCAGTTTATTTTAGCCGCATGACCTTCAGCATTATTAAAAAACTTTCTAAATGCTAATGACATAACTTTTAAAGTATCTTTCTCAAGAATAAGACCTCTACAATCCTTAACTTCTTCTAAGGACATATTAGACTCTATTTGATTGTATTTTAAAAGTATTTTGTGTTCATACTCTTTCACTATCAATTTAAACTCTGAAACAGCTTTATTAAGCCCATTTTTCTTTATGTATTCTACTATTGCTAACATACTTTAATTATTTATTGACAAATATACATAAAAAAAAGGTAACCACCAAATGATTACCTTTTTATTTTTACTTTATTTTTAATTATCTATAAATTCTTTCAGTTGTACCATCAGTATAATGAACAATTAAGTTACCTTTAACATCGTCATTCACAATTTGACCTAATAAATTCGTAAAGTATAAGACTTCTTTTGTTTTACCAAGATTGTTAAGGCTTATTGTTTTAAAAGTTTCTGATTGACCGTCAATATCTACCTGGGTTAATCTATAATAATTAATTGCTGCTTCATAAGTGAAGTCTCTGAAGCTATAATCAATTTTAGATGTGGAATTACCAGCACCGTTCTGATTGTTAACTACAGACCAATTAAACCCGTCTGTGGAACGTTCTACTAAATAATAATCATTATTATGTTCAGTTGCACTTGACCAGGTTAATAAATTATAACTATCAATATTAGTCCCTTCAAAACTGATTAATTCAATTGGTAGCCCAGTATTTTGTGTTAAAGATATATTGTCTATCCACCATTCTTCACCAGTAGCATTTACTCTACAATATAAATCAACCGCAATATTTGATACACCAGATGGTATAGTTAATTCAATTACAGAGTAACCATCACCAGTAGTTGTTCTATTACCACCAGCCGTAGGTGCATATATGGTCAAACCACCATTCGCCGTCTTTGCTGCGATTGCCCCATTATAATTCCAATAAGCATTTGAAAACCCCGTTATCCTCATTTCATTAACATATGTAACCTCATTATCTGTACTAAGTTGTACAGTTACATAATCAGGTCCATCTACACCCGACCCAGATGCGGTAGATGTTGCTCTATATGACCCTAAACGAAATCTAAAGGTATGTGAGTGAGTTGGTGATACCACGATATTTGGTAATGAATACCAATCTTGTTCTATATTAGAGTTGCTCGCATTTTCTGATGGTTTTGTTACCCCATAAATTACAGCACTCGAATTAGATGATACGAAATAATTTGTATAATACCCAGTGGTTAAAGCGGGTATCCACCATCCACCTAACCAATTCCACGTTTCAATATTATCATATGCTATTAATGTTTGACCATATGATAATGTATTTAATAATAAAAATAATGATAATAATAATCTTTTCATAAGTTTGTGTTTTATCATAAATATAACACAAATTCATAAAAAAATAAATACTATTTATTTCTATCTTTTAAGATTTTTATTAATTTTTCAAGTTCTGAAAAACTTAAATCACCAAGTAACCCCATTATTTCACTTTCTTCCATCATTTTCTTAGCAGCTATCATACTACACATTTCAGAAAATACATGCATATCATTTTCATCATATATTAATGAGCTAATAAAGATTATAAAATTACCAATAGTGCTAATTACATAATCTTGTTTATCTTCACCTTCCATTATCAAGGCTTCACCTATCTTTAGTAGTTTAATAGATAACTCATCATATCTTTCCATATTATCTTCCATCGATTCTTTTTTGTAAAAATATGAGTTTTTTTATTAATCAACAACAAACCAATCAGGTTTTTTTCTATTTTTCCAGTCAGCTAAGCTTTTTTTATGTGTCATATAGTATAATCTATATGAATCAACGACTGAATCAATTTTACAATCATCTGGCATGGCCATAGCAAAGTTTGTTATATCACCATTGGTTGGTATATTTGGTGTGTTTATCAAGCACCATTCAATAACATCCTGAGATTTGTGTCTTTTACCATAACGATATGTATATTCCTCACATAATGACATACCCAAATCACACAACCAAATATAATTTTCAATACACTCCCTGGTCCAAATTGAACATGGGTGATTTTTATGTGATAACTTATACGGTATTAGATATTGGCTATCAGTTACATGATGAACACCGCATAATAATTGAGCCGTTTCCAATATCATCTTAACTACATGTTTATTATTGTGCATTTGCGCAGCAACTTGTGGATTTTCATCTAGAACAAAAATATTCATATTTATTTTTTTATTTCAGTAACTTTTCCAATAACGTTGAATGGTTTTATTTTTCTCCATTCAGTAATATCATTACTCATAACAGCTTTACCACCATTTGGGTTAACAGCTATTGTGATGTGTGGTGTTGCATTTTTAGTTGGGTATCCTTCAACTTTAACAGCCATAGCCATATCAGATAACCCCAATTCCGTAACTTTAAGTGTTATATCTTTACCTAAATCTTCTTTGTTCGGTACTGGTTTACCAAATACAATTGTCATATGGTGTGCAATAATATTCCAACCATCTGGAATTTCATTTTCAACCATAGATAATAGTGAACTTCTAGAACCACTATCTAAAACAACAGCAGAATATAATACATCAGATTCTTTATACATATCTTTTGAACCCATAACACTAGCAACACTTAATGGGCCTTGACCAGCGTGACTAGCTATCATTGATTCAATCTTTTCCAATGGAACACCATGAGTATTCCTATCAGCTAATTCTTGTGCTGATAACCCACCAGTACCAATATCAACAAATTGAATGTTCTTATCATCCAACCCTAAATCTAATGCTGATTTAACTGCAACTTTAGATTCGTTTTGTTTAATATTTGTATTATCTAAGATAACTGGTGATACACCACTTTTTAATGAATTGATAAGATTTGTAAGATTTGTTGAGTGTGCTTTAGATAAAGGACTAAAGTCTTTAGTTGTAATCATCTTTTCGAAGAATTCCCTGTAATCACCTTGAGCTTCAATAACATCATCTGTTGAATGAATAACACCATCAGTACCAGCCAATTCTTTTGCTTTTGTTGATTTACCAGAACCTGGAATCCCCCTCATTACAATAAGTACTTGGTCTGGTCTAGTAATGGTTACACCTAATGAATTTTTAAGCGTACCTTCTCTTAATATAGATTTAATTTTATCTTTCATACCACAAAGATATAAAATATATTTAAATATAACAAATTTATTTTTTAGGTTTTGTTTTTAACTTAATAAGTTTCTTTTTTACTATTGGTTTCTTTTTAACTTTTTTCTTAATTTTAGCCTTTCTAGTAAACCCACCAATACCACCAACTTTTAAATTCATACACTTACCATTTTTGACTTTTGATAGTGTGACAATTGCTTTTTCTCTTTCAGCTAATAATTCTCTATTCTCAACTATTTCTAAAATCTCAACTCTATGTTTTTCTTTACCATATCTTTTTATTGAAAATTTTATTGCTTTACCAGAACCCATATAACCATCTTCCAGATTATCGGTTGAATGCATACCAATATAATATTTGTTATTAACTAAACAAGTAGTTTTATATATGATATGATATTTTTTTTCATTCAATGATATATTCTAATTATTAAATAAATTAGTTTTAACTTTAAAATTTTCAGCTAATTCCATTATCTTATTTTGAATATCTTCTGGTAACTCATCAAATATTGAATCAATATCAATACTTTGACCATCTAATGTTTCAAATTTGTTTAATTGTTCATAATATCTAATGATATCACCAGAGGTTAGTTTGATTTTTTTAAACCTATCTTTGTTTGGTTGTGCTTGTAGTGGTTGTTGTTCTTTACCAGTAACATAAAGGATTTGATTTGATGTTTCAAAATCCTTTTTTCTCATAATGGTTTTACTGATTAAATCTAACTCACCATTTTCCTTATCCCAACTTATAGTAAACGGGATATTAATATTTGTTGGGTTGTTTTTAAATACAGCCTCAAAACCATCTTTATATTTAATTAACTGCTCTTTGTATTGTGAATAAATCTTTTTAAAGATATCCCTAAGTTCTTCAATTGTAATTTCCTTACCATTTCTAACATCATTCACCCTATCCAAAAAATGTTTTGTAAATTCAATATCAACAC